CTTCATCAATGCTCTTGATAATGTCCCTAATTACCGCTTCCGGAAATTCATCCGCGATTTCTTCAAAGGATTCTGTCACGGGTTCACCGGTTTGAGTTTGCAATAAACCAAAAAACAGCTCAACTTGTCGTTGCCATAGGGCGGTCAAGGTTGCAATATGGCGCACAGATGTGCCGTTAACAATAACATCATTGTCTGTAAACCGCATTTTTTCCCCATCAGCATTCAATGCCGCTAGGAAATCTTCCTCCACAGATGCCACGCTTTCTTTAAGCGGACCGGCCATATCTTGATATAGTTTTTCAACTAGGTCTGTGTCAGGCGTATTGAGCTTGGTGTAATTTCATCCATCTCACGCTTCACAGGAACGCGAACTTTTAGCTCACATTCCATGTCATTGATTGCGACTTTGATTGTTTTAATTCGCGCCGCCGCACGAATGGACTCGTAAGAAGTGCCTAGCTTATTTGAAATTGTCATGGGTTACTTTGATTATCTTGTTGTATATGGCTTGGTTTAGCTTGACGGCATATTCCACGATTTCGTCCGGAGTCATTTTGTCCGCATGAAATTGAGCAATTTGGTGAGCCAAAGTAATCGCCGTCAAACGCTGTTGGGTAAACCCGAACCAATCCTTGTGGGATTCGGAACGGGTTGCCAAATAAGCCAACAGGTCTGATGTATCTTTTATTATGGTACTCATGTTTTATTGTTCTGTTTGTATCTCGGGCGCGGGCTTGCTTGGCTCATACGGATTGTATTTTGCCAAGTATGTTAAAGCCACATATTCACCCGATGTAGGGTCTGCTTTGGCCAAAGCCGTAGCGACTTCCTTGGCATCTACGGGCAACCGCATAGCCATTGCATCTAATGAGCCATAGGTTGTAACCAATGACTCAAGGGCTTGTTTAAGAGCGTTAGTCATGATTAAGCTGAAGCTGACCAACCGTATTGATTACCACGGGGATGAATTGTGAATGTAACCTTGGCTTCTGCGCTAGGTGCATTGTCAATAGTCCATTGGCTAACGCGACCATTAAATGCGTAGTTCACAATGCCTGTTCCGTCTGTGGCGCTGATAATAAATGTACGGTCAATAGTGCCGTTGTAAGCATCGCCGCGAAGCAACAACAAAACGGTGTCAGCAGGATTCCATGCCGCAGTAATTGTCATGCTTGTGGGCGCTGATTGTGCGGGGATTTTGTCTGATTGACGCGAACCGGCTACACCGAAAGAAGCCACGGCATCGTCTTGACCAAATGCAGGAATAGCTTCCACAGGCACTAAATTGCCGGAAATGGCAAGAGCTGAAACAGTTGCGTAGGTGGACAACGCCGCCGTACTCAAAGGTGTAGGAGTTGACGTAGGTTGGCAGTAAAGTGTCGCGGAAAAGCCGGGAAGAATTTTATTTGGGAGAGCCATTTTGAGTTCCTTTAGAAAGTTAAGAAAATCTTATGTTGGAATATCTAAGGTGCAATCTAAAAAGACTTGCCCCAACTTGTTTTCATTGTCATAGCTGTTGTAAAGCCATTCTACGTCAGCCTTTGAGATATTAAACCCTTGGTCTGATGGATTGCCGAACATACCGCTATAACCGTGAAGCGATTGTAATATCTGATTTGAAATTGTGAAACCGTCTTCTATGATTTGCGAGAAAATAGAAATGCGGACAACCGGCCGATCAATGCCTTTAACCGATTGAAATTTACCTGTATAAACTGGCTGATGAACATTTTGAAGCATCCATGTTATGAACTTGGGCTGTGTCGCGTAATTGCGGTTAAATGTCGCATATACGGGAACAGGCGTGACAATGCTTTGCAGTTGGTACTGAATAGCTTTGCCATAAACGACCGGATTCTGTTGTGTTGTCATACTGCTGTCGTTGGGTCATTTCTAACGCAAGTTAATACTACCTTCATCCTGTCATCTGTTTCACGAATAGCATCTATGCGCCAATCAAAGTTTTTCCAATTGATTGAATACAAGTTTTGATTGTCCACGATTGCTTTTGTGTTCGGTGTGTAATTTAATGTGAAATTGACAACATCCGCATAAACGCGATACCGGTCAGCAATCCTGACGCTGTTACTTACAGAATGAACTTTTGCACGGGTAGCAAACCACAGAGCTATTGTCGTAGATTGCTCACCAAAACTGCTTTTTCCAAAGGTCAGTTGATTGACGGTAATATTCTCAAACCGTGCAATTGCCATTTACATCACCAGAGGTTTGTAAGGGCGAAGCAACGTAGAAACCCCAAATGGGATTTGATGCAAAACGCCCTCAGTTGATTCTGAACGGTTGTTGTATAAATGAGTCAATAACAGCAAACCGGCTTGCTTGATGACCGGATAATATGAAATGGGATTAGGCGCTGTGCAATATGTCACCACAATTGGCGCAGTCATGACTGTATTCATGGTTGTCGGCAAACTGTTAATAATGACTTTGTTGCCGGAGTTGTCGTAATAGTAGTTTGAACTAGCAATTGTCGTGAACACAGGAGGAAAACTGTCGTTCCAATATCCAACTGAATCAATCGTAATCGCTGCTTGATCAGGATAAAAGTTTTGACTAACTTCCGGCAAATCCAAACAAACTGGTGCGGCGGCTAGACTTTCTGTGCCGTACCACACACGGTATGTCAAACTAAAAATGCTCAAGCCTAAATAATCCTCAATTGCTTGGCGTGTAGCCAGTTCAAGACTGCTTAAATAGCTATCTTGACTTTCGTCATTAAACAAATTTAGTTGTTGCGTGATTTCCTCAAGAGTCAACCACGGCGTAACGCTGTCGCGATTGATTTGCTCAACTTTGACATAGTTAAATGGGTTGCGGGTTTGAGCCCCAAAAGGCGCACCCTGTTGGTATTCAACGCTCATTAGACGCTCACTAAACGAACGCCCGCAAATGGGTCACGGACGGTACTAGCTAGACGCTTTTCAGCATATAGAGTTATAAAACCGGCTTGCGTCTGTTCCATTGCTTGGATAGTCATTTCTTCCACATCCGCAACGGTTACAAATCTTGGCCAACAAGCCAAATAAATTGGAAAATTGCCCGCACTATTCAAAGACATATTAGGATTTGCAATAACTGGAAAGCCAAATACATTTAAAACAGCACCGCCGTCATCATCGCCAGTTTCAGAAAACTGTTTTAATGTGCCAGTTGTAGCTTCTCCTAGATTTCTTAGAATAGAAATTGTTGCCGGATGCATCATCCACGCATTGCCTTGACAAGTCCAATATTGCGGAGGAAATGCGTTAACAATGTTTACTATGTCTGCATAGACAAGCGTAGAAGCGGCGGCGGTCACGGTGGCAATACTATGAAGGCCATTTGTGATTGCCGTGCCGCTAGTGCCGTATGCAGAAGTTCCTGCGCTAGGGTAGCTATTAAGTCCACGAAGACCATTTGTACCACCGGTAGATGTTGTTGTCGTGCCGGTTTGGTCATTGTTCAATACCATTGACGCGCCTTCTATCTGCGCGAATTCAAACATCAAATCCTCAACAAGTGTTTCGTTAAGGTAATTCACATCAGACATTACGGCGGTGCGGATGGGCAATTGTGCCGAAATCACACGGGTAGGTAATTGCCAAATGCTTGTGTTAATGTTTGGTGAGCCGGTGTTAGGGTTGACTGTGTAGCCCCAAGGATTTGTGCTGTCTGCCGCATTACCGGTCTTGGCGACAAACTGGATGCTAGAACCTGATGCGCCAATAACCCGTGAATTGTCACGAATTGGATTGGCAAAACGTAATGCCGCAAATGCGTCATCAAAATATGTGCGACCACCAATGCCGTTACCCGAACCAGTAATCGCAGACGCTTCACGCAAATCGACTTTTACAGGAAGGCCAGTTTGGATAGTTTCTTGGATTGCGGTTAGGATTTTTTTTGTAACGGTCATGGTGAGTCCTTTGAGAAAAAGGGCAGAGGCCGAAGCCCCTGCCAATGGCAACTACATGGAGATTATGTAGCTGTTCCTGTAGAGCGATAACGGACACCGGCGTTAGGATCTCTAACTGATGTGGCCAAACGCTTTTCTCCAAAGAATGTGATAAATCCTGGGAGTGTCTGGTCATAGCGACGCATAACCATGTTCAAGCGATCAATAATGGTATGGAATCGGCTCCAGTCAGCAAAATACATTGGGTACAGGCTAGTCGTACCGGCAGAACCCGCAGTAGTTTGTGATGGATTGTCCACATACTTATTCATCACCACATCAAAGCCCAACATTTGACCAATAATACCGTCAGAACTCAATGAATCAACAGAGTTGAAAATTGGGCGACCGTTGGTGTCTTGCAGACCGCGAATTGCTTGAGCTAAAACGGGGTTAACCATAAAGCGAGCACTTGTAGTCCAGTATTGTTGTGGCAAAGCATAAATCAAATTGATTACGTCTTTGTATGTGATGTTGTTTAAACCAACCGTATTCACATTGGATGTCAATTGGTCATAGGTGGCCAAATTATGCAATCCAGTTGATGAGCCTGTGCCGCTAGAACCAAATGAAGCCGCAGAGGTTGTACCACCGGTGTAAGTTGCGTTAGCACCGCCGTATTGATCTAAACCTCGAAGTCCGTTTGTTCCACCGTAGGGGTTAGTACCAGACTGTGCCGCTTGATCATTATTTTGAATCATGCTCAAAGCTTCTTGCTGTGCAAATTCTGCAAGCATGTCATCAACTACGTTAGCTTCCAAACCATCAATGTCATCCAAAGCGGCGGTACGAATTGGAAACTGGACATTCAAGTCTTGCAAAACTAATTGCCAAATAGATGTGTCTTCAGTTGTTGCTGAACCGTTGTTTTGGATTGTGTAACCCCAAGCCGCGCCCGCGTTACCGGTCTTGACGCGAAATTGATAGCTTGAACCATCAGTAGCAACGGTGCGTGACACGCCGCGCAAGGGATTCAACAAACGCAAAGCAACAAATGTTGGGTCATAGCCTGTACGACCACCCTTACCATCGCCACCGGCTGTCAAGGCAGAAGCTTCAGCCATGTACGCACCGTATTGGCTTTCGTCTTCAAACATCTTGAGTTCTTTTTCCACACGGTTGTTACCTTTGTAGAAAGCTGTCAATTGCTCACGGACATTACGGTTTACATCTTGGCGAACTGTTTTGGCGGGTGCTTTAACAATTGCGGGCGCTTGCACGGATGCAACTTTCGCTTCCAAAGCGGCGACCATTTCGCTCATCTCAGCTTTAACAGCTTCAACGGCGGCGGGGATTTTGGCTTCAATGGCGGCGATATTTTCAGCTTGTTTGGCTTCAATAGCGT